ACTATATCCTAAATGGAACTGGAACACCTGCTTTTACTGGCATTACAAATACTCCTAATATTTTGACGCAGGCATATGCAACAGATAAATTGACGACAGCTCGTAAAGCTATTACAGCCCTGTCTACTCAAGGGTTAGATAAACCTACTGCTTTCTTGATGTCGCCAGCCGACTGGGAAGCATTTGAATTAGCGCTGTTCCAAGCTGCGCCATACTTACCATATCAGCAATCCTTATGGCGTGTTCCTGTGGTTGAGTCGCAATATCTTACCCCAGGTACTGCTTATTTGGCTAACTGGACTAAGGCTGTAATGTGGGATCGTCAACAGGTAACGATTAGCATTAGTGATAGCCATGCTGATTTCTTTATCCGCAACCTTATTGCGGTATTGGCTGAAGCTCGTGCTGCTTTTGGCGTTTTACGCCCGAAGTCGTTTGTTGAGATTGACCTTACTGCGTAATAGGTAAAAATGAGAGGAATGGGTGGGGAAACCTGCCCATTCCCGAGAGGATTAGTTATGGATGAAAAAGATGAACTTGTGATAGTGCTACTGAGTAGAGATGTGGGCATTAAGATGTTGAAGTCTGAAGCTGAAAAGCAAGGGCTGAAATATCGGCGCATTGGTGAAAAACAATATTCTGGTGAAATCGAGAATAAAATGGAGCATCCTGTGGAAGATAAGGGGATTTCTCCAGATGCCAGAAAACGAAAACCTAAACAAGCAGGTGAATGATGGGACTTTGCTCGATTGATGATGTAAGTACATTTTTGGGTAAGGATATTTTGCCTGATAACCAACAGGTTATTCAGGCTATTGCTGAGTCAACGGCTGCAATCCAAAACTACTGCAATCAGAAAATCGAGTATGTCGAAAATGACACTGTTTTGTTTGACGGAACTGGCACTAAGAAGATGTTTCTTCCAGAGTTGCCAGTAACGCAAATTGTATCGGTTAAAGTTAATGGTGTATTGATTGATCCAAGTGGTTATGCTTTGGCTGAAAATGGTGTTTTGTGGCGTTTTTACGATGTATGGCCTGTTGGGGCGCGAAATGTAGAAATTACATATTCACATGGTTACCAAACTATCCCCGATGATTTAAAGGGCGTATGCTATCGGTCGGCTGCTCGTCTCTACCAAGCTCAGCTAAAAGCATTACATCAGGATTTTGTAGCTGGTCTTCAAACTGTAACAGTTGGAGATTGGTCAGAGGCATATGAAAGTGGACAATCGTCATCTTCGGGGGAATCCGATAAGGGCATCTCCGCTGCTCGCACACTTCTACTGAGTGAGAAGGAAATACTCAATAAATATCGCTATAAAAGGATATCATGAGCAATAAATTCCCTCACACGATGACTTGGTATGCGAAGACTGCAACGGCCAATGTTTTTACTCGAAAAGTAATTACTGAAGTAATGTGGCAAGCGCAAAAAGTTGCAAATATGGTAAAATCTGGTTTGGTAGACTCGGATAAAGCAATTGTTTGGGTACCGTTTGTGACTATGGATGGTAATAATCGTTCTGCTACATTGAGTTTCAAAGTGGGCGATTATCTGGTTCCAGGTGTTGCGCCCGAAGAGATGTCTGGAAGCACATTTACACCAACCATGTTACTGGCTAAATATCCGAATGCTATTCAAATCAGAACTGTAGATGTAAAAAATTATGGGCCGCTCAGTATGCAGCATGTGGTTATAGGTGGTAAGTAATGGCAGAACCCAGAATTGAACAACCAGGTCGGCGCGTTATTCAAACTACCAATGGTGAGTTGATTTTGGAGTGGGATCCACAATTTGCCAATAGAAGGATGGATGCCTATAATCGGGCTCAACGCTTTTTGGATGCGCAAGTACTTTACAAATCTGAAGAGTTTATTCCTGTGCGTACTGGTGAATTGATTCAGTCTGGAAGACGGAATACGATTATTGGTTCTGGATGGGTAATCTGGAAAGTCAAATATGCAAGACCAGTCTACTATGGACGAAGAGCTCCAGGGCGAAAGGGGCCAAAGGTTACGAGAGCATTTCGATGGTTTGAGCGAATGAAGAGTATCAGCGGGAAACAGATAGTTGCGCAAACTCGGAAAATAGCTGGAGGAAGTGCTCGTGGCTGATACAACTATAATTAAAGCCTTACAGGAATATATTGCAACTTGTCCACTTTTAGCAGAACAGGGTTTATCACCCTTGGTAAACTGGTTGGACGAAACACCTGATTGTTATGGGATATTTCCCATGCCTGGAGACAAACAAATTTTGAGATATCCAGCTAAGGGTGGGATATATGAGTTCCCATTTGCGCTTCAGGTTACAGCGTCAAATGCGGATGATTTAGCAAGATTGCAGACTCAGGGTTTTTTCGAGCAATTTGGAAAATGGCTTGATGAACAGAATGAAGCCGAAGTGTACCCCATACTGAGTACGGGTAAAACGGTATTTGAAATTGAAGCTCTTGGACAGGGCTATCTATTAGACCAGGGTGACTCTAATGTGAGCATTTACGAAGTCCCCTGTAAATTAACTTACGAAAGGAAGTAAATAAAATGGCAATAAAACGCTCAAAATTACAGCACTTTATGAATACAACTCCAAGTGAGACGACACCGACTTACAATCTGATGAATCTTGGTATTACAAGTCTCAGTATTGCTAAGAATCCAACCTATCTGGAGGAAGGTTATATTGCTAATGATGTTGGCACAAAAGAGCTTGAAAGTCTGGCACCAGAATTTAGTTTTGAAATCAATGTGGATGACACAGATCCAGTATCTATTTTCCTAACTGATTTAGAGTGGAAAGACAAAACGATGAAAGATGTTCAAACTGACATTGTGAGTGTTCAGTTGTGGAAGACACCTACTGGGACGCCAGCGGCATATCCAGCTAAGAAATATAATGTTTCGATTTCAGTTGAGACAATTGGCGATGAAGCACTGAAGACTCTCAAGCATTCTGTAAAAGCTGGTGTTCGTGGAGATGCAGTATTTGGAACTTTTGCTCCGAGTACGAAAACATTTACCGCAACACCTTAATTTGAACTATAGGGGCTTCTCATAAAATGGGGAGCCCCGAAAGGGATTGCACAATGGAATCAATTCAGATTAAAACTGATAGTCAGCGTACACTCTGTATCAATGACGACGAGTCTCGG